TAAAGCTAGCTTCTTCAAAGCTAATATCAATGTCTAATGCTACACGTAAGTGTTGATTTGGTTTAAGAATCTTATCAGCATCGTCTAAAAGTTGACTTAATTTAACAGTTCTAAATGTAGGTTGATTGGGCCAAGTAAAGAATTCTGGTTGTCCGCCCCACTCTAATGTCATCATACCTCTTGCATCATCCCATGCATCTGCATAGTTATGAGGGAATGCATTACCAATGTAATGCATGTTTTCACGTTGCTGTCTTTTGTGAAAATGCCCACTAAAACCAAGTTCATAACTGCTAAAAGCTTCTAAACTAATCTCACCGTGATCAGGCATTTGTACCATTGCGTTCATAAAAAAATGCGGTAATTCAAAGTGTCCAAAGATATATTTCGCACCTTTCTTACCAATTTCTTTCCATTCATCATGTACTAACCAAGGGCATAATGTAACATTTCCAATGGTAGTTGGATGATGAACTACTGTAATTCCGGGGATATATTTGCCAAATTCAACGCTGTGTATGTCACGTTTATCTTTGTAATATAGGTCGTGATTACCTGGAAAAAAGTAAAATTCATCAAACGCCTGACCTAATTTCTCTAATGCTCTTAGACTGTAATCCATTGTTGTAATGTTTAAACTGTTGCGATTGTGATGCCAATCTCCCATAAAGATTCCAACATCACACCCTTCTGTTTTAGCAGTACCAATGTACCAATCTATAAAATCTTCACAATCTTGATTGTGTACACTGCTATTTGACTTTAATCCAAAGTGGATATCTGTAAAAACTGCTGCTTTTTTAAATAAATTATCCATTATTTCCTGTTGAGTCGTGTTTTAATAAAAACCAAACTAAATCTTTGTTTGTGTTAAATGTAACTGAACCGCCAAAGCTACTGTTAAAATTTACTTTGCATTTATAAGTTTCTTCAAACAGTTTTTCAATATAACTAGCTTTAGCATCCAAGTGTTCTTCTTTAAGAATTTGATAAGCATCATCAAGTGCAGGATGTGCTATATCTAGTGTGTTATTCATAGTCATTATTTTTTTAATTTAAATACTAGTTGTCCGCAGTCCCAGACTTTAAAAAACCCGTTGTTTTCCATATTTTGTGATGCAGTTAATGTGTTATCAAATGTTAATAGTTTGTGTTTCATTAAGTGTTTTTGCCATTGATACCGTGAACCTGCATACTTTCCGGCTTTATCAATATAAAAAAATCCCGGTGGTGATGTAGATTCTAACGTAAAACCTAATTTGTAATAAACATTACCAGTGCTATAACGACGATTGCAATACGACAGTAATACATCATTGGGTTCCATATAACATTTAACAAAATGGTTAATAAGTTTACTTGCCCCGCCTACTACTTGTAAACCTGATAACGAACATAACCGTAATAGTTCAAATGTAGAAGCCTTAGTAAATCTTGGCTTACCAAACGTTGCAACCATAATTAATCTATTAGTAGTATCGTACAGACCTAGGTTAATTAAACTGTTAACATCTCCCTGCAGGTGATGAGTTGATATAAACTGTGCCTTCTCAGCTGAATTAACTACCTGCAGGTTAGTGTGCCTTGCGTATAATTTAGAATGTAGCCCTAATCTACTATCAATTAAATTAATAGTTTGTTCCCATTTTTCATTAATTTCTGTATCCCAAAATTGTAATAATGCAATGTTTTGTGATATACATGCATTAGTTTTTTGTAAATGATACAGCTGTGTTTTGTTATACTGTTCTGAATGAAAATAACATCCGTTAATTTCTATTGCTAAATTATAGTCTGGAAAATATAAATCTAATTCTTTAGGTGAAATTATAGTTCTATTATTCTTAATTATTTTAACACCTTTTTGATCATAATGCAAGTATAATCTTCGTTCTAATTCACTTGCAGAATGCCGGACGATATTAATATTTAATGAATGAAAAATTTTGCATAGTTGACTAGAACTAATACCTATATCATTAGCAATCTCGTGTACAGTTTTACCTGAATGCTGTTCATTTTCTAGCCAAGATGCGTTTGTAAGTTTTTCTAATGTATCTGCAGAAAAATAGTGTTCTCGTTTAGTAGCAACGCTTTTTTCTCGTATACTGGCATTACTTAGAGGATTAATATAACCGTATTTAATAATATTAGTATCTTTAATTTGTTGTTGAATATCTAAATTTAGTAACGGATTAGTGCAGCCGTATCTAATAAGATTCGTTTCTTTAATTTTAGATTGAACATTATAATTTTTTGCAGGATTATCAACGCCGTATTTAATTAAATTAGTATTTTTAATTTTTTGCTTAGTCGCTGATAAATGCATAACATGTGATACATTATATTTTTCTAAATTAGAAGTAATAACTCGTTGTTTGTATTCGGCAGTTTGTGAATAATGTTCAACACCGTATTTCTCTAAACTAGTAGACTTTACTTTAGTTTTCCAATTGTCAGTTTGAGTGTGCCATTCGACTCCTAGAAGTTCTAAATTCTTTTTCTTTTTAATAACAGTAGAATAAGTTGCAGTGCATCTTGCACTACAGTATAATCGATATTGTTGTAAATCCGGATGCCATTTTAATTGGTTACTACATTTACAGCATGGGATCACAAGTGATTGTTGTTTAATATGATAAATTATTTGTCTAGCATTTGTACTTGATAACAATATAGCAATTTGTGATATTTGTTCAGCATACGGTGTTTTTAATAATGCAGTGTAAGACAGGCGACCTCGCCTGTCTAATTCTGTTAATGAAGTTAAAATTTTTTGATATTCAATCACTCGTAATCCTCTGATCTTCGCATTGCGGTTTCATATTCTTCAGATCCTGTTCTAGTATAAGATGGATTCATTCCGTTCATTTCTAAAATATCATCTCTAATATTCTGATTGCGCTTCTCTATATTTATAACTCTTACGAACGAATTGGTAACTGCTGCTGTAAAATAAGCAAATGGGTTATCTGATTTAGATTCATCAAACTGTAATCCAATTTGTGTTAGTTGTAATATTGCTTGTCCGCGCATTTCATCGTTGTATGTATAACCTCTAACGTTACCTCTAGTAGCATAACGTTCGCATAATTTAATCATCATGCGAGCTAATGTATTAGTAATCTGTCCTGCATTTTTATCAAAATGTCCAGTTTCTAAGTCACCTTTCCAATGACTTTTACCTACGCATACTAGTTCGTCGTTTATAAATTTATAATGTTGAAACGGTGGAAAGTTAACTTTTTCTCTTCTGTCTGCTTCTGTTTTTGGATTTTTCTTTCTTACATTATTTAAAGGAATATGGTCGTATGTCATGATTCTAAATACTACGTTTTCTTTTAAAATCTTTTTATAATCAATTTCACAGTCAACTTGTTTAATCTTTTCGCCTTCACTTTTTCTAGTTATGTAATTAAAATCGCCTATTCTTTTTGCTTGATTACGTTTTGCTTCGGCTATTGTGCGTATATTAATTTTGTCTATACCGGGCAAAATGATGTCATATTGATGATAAGATGGATCAGTAAAGACACAGTGTGAACTTTTTGATCTATGAATTTCTAACAGCATATCCTTGTTGTTTAAGTAATTTACTTTTGGTGTAAGCATTGTTTGTATCTCCATGTACAATATATATTATAAACTCTATAGTTAACAAAGTCAAATAAATAATGCAATAAAAGGAGTAATAATAATGGCATTTTCAGATTTAGCAGGCGCAGCATCAGCAGGCGCATCAGCATTAGGCGGAGCATTAAACTTTGCAAGTAACTCACGATCTATGTCAATCCCAAGAGCAGGAGAAGTGATCGGTGACGGACTAGTTACAAAAGCAATGGTTGAAGACTTGCTGAATGATAGTAACGATTGGCGAGTTCGATTGTCATTACCAACTTGGCCAAGTTTTAGAGGAAGTCCGGTTTTAAAACCATTAAAAAAAGCAGATGCTATGATTTTCCCATATACACCTACGATATCGATCCATTCAAATGCATCATATACACCGTTATCACCAATTCATGCAAATTATAGATTTAATGCGTATCAACATAGTGATCCTGGAACAATTACAATTAGTGCGCCAATGAATGTTGAAGATTCTGATCAAGGGTTATATTGGATTGCAGCATTGCATTATTTTCGATCAATAACAAAAATGTTTTCAGGTAATGATCCTAAAGCAGGTAATCCGCCACCAATTGTAAGGTTAAATGCATACGGTAGTTACATTTTTAATAATGTTCCAGTAGTAATTACTGGATTTCAAACTTCGTTAGATGCATCGTGTGATTACATACCTGTTAGAACAGAAACAAGTGTTGCCGGAATGGTTAATTCAGTTGCAAGCGGTGTTGGGCAGGTTGCAAGTGCAATAGGCGGAGCATTTGGTGCAGACGCAAGTAAAATTACTGATATAACAGATGGTATCAGTTTAGCAGCTACAGTAGTTAATTCGTTAGGCATGAGCCCAGCAATGGATGGCGGAATTGCACATGTTCCAACTAAAAGTTCATTTACGGTAACGTTAGTGCCAATGTATAGTCGAACAGCTGCTCGTAAGTTTAGTCTAGATAACTTTGTATCTGGATCGTATCTTCACAACGGGGTTGGGTATATTTAATATGATAGCAAAATACAGAAATACTAGTCCGTGGTTTAAAACACCAGTAACTCAGGACTACTTAGATATTTTAAAGATTCGCACCGTATCAGAAGAAGTGATTGATTTTTTGTATACTATTGAAATACAATATAAGCATCGTCCTGATTTATTAGCATTTGATTTGTACGGAGATGCAGGTCTATGGTGGGTTTTTACACAGCGAAACTTAGACGTTATTCAAGATCCGATTTTTGATTTTGTGCCAGGAACGCAGATACATATTCCGCAATTGAGTAAATTAAAAGTAGCACTAGGGATATAATATATGACAGATTCAGCAACAACCGCGTTTAATAACATAACATCATCAAGTATTGTAACAAGCATTTCAGACTTTGCAAAAAGCATTACAGGCAAACATACTACGATCGGGCCTATTCCGTTACCGTTACCAAACGTGTTACACGATTACGCAAGCTACAATTACATTATAGGATTTGCAGTAATAACAAATGACGATTTAGCAAGCCCAGATGCAACATATATGTCAAACAAGTCGGTATTAATGGACAAACAAACTGGCGACACAGAGTCTTCGGGGTTACGATATATTTTTAAAGCTGGCAATACTGACCCTGAAAATAGGATTAAAACAGACTATGGTAAATTTGATTTCTTTATAGATGACCTATCGATTGAAAGTGTTATTGGACTTGAAAGAAGTAACAATACAAATACAACTAATATTACATTTACTATAACTGAGCCGTATAGCATGGGATTATTTTCAATTTCATGCCAAGATGCAGCATGGAAAGCAGGACATAATAATTGGAGAGAAGCACCATTTTTAATTACAATTGAATTCCGTGGTAATGATGATACCGGAGTTATGCGGTTAGTCCCTACTGCAACAAGGCATATTCTTGTTAAGTGGCAAGAGTTAAGTATGACAGTTAACCATACTGGGTCATCATACCAATGCAGTGTTTTTGCATGGAATAATTCTGCGTTAACTACTAAAAATGCTGTTTTAAAAAACGATATGTCAATTAAAGGGTCAACAGTTCAAGAAGTATTGCAGACTGGTGAAAATAGTTTACAAACAGTATGGAACAAACGATTACAACAACTTAAAGAAGATAAAGTAATTGAAATTCCAGACGAGATATTAATCTTGTTTCCAGACGAAGTATATAGTAATACTAAATCCGAAGGCGAAACGGAAGATAATTCGTCTGCTACTATAACGTCTTCAGCATCACAAGATGATATTTATAAACGATTAAAAGTAACAAAAAGTGAAAAAACAAACACACAAGTACAGGATCCTGCAAACTGTAACATAATAGGTCAAGCAATAGTTGGTGTTGGATCTGAAAAAACAGCAGATGCACCGTTTGGAAAAGACGAAGTAGTATATAATTCAGATTTAAAAGTTAATGTTCGTCAAAATAATACTCCGAATGCAACTGAAAATGATTTTAGATTTAGACAAGATACATCAATTCCAAATGCAATTAACCAAGTAATTCTGCAAAGTAATTTCCCTCAATCAAGTTTAGATCCGGCTGCAATGACTGAAGAAGGATATGTAAAATGGTGGAGAATTGATACACAAGTATATACAATATCGTCAGATGCAAATTATAAATCAACCGGCACACAACCTAAAATTTTAGTGTATCGTGTAATTCCGTATAATGTTCATAACAGTTCAGGATTACCTGGTCCAAATGCTAAACCAAAAGGATATGATGTGTTATATAAAAATGCATGTAAATCTTATTATTACATATTTACTGGAAAAAATGTTGATGTATTAAATTTTGAAATTAAACTTGAGAACAGTTTTGCAGTATCAATGGCAGCTGATGCAGGAAAACATTCTCAAGATATTAAAGAAGCAGAAGCACAAGGTGCACAAGATCATGAGACTGATTTAATTAAAGTCGATGGAGAAGCACCTGAACAAGGTACTATGCCTACTATGGTAAATTACAATGGCACAAAAACTAATACTGACAAATTAGGTGGCGGAGGTACTGATACTAGTGTAACACGAGCAGCTAGAATGTTTCATGATTCAGTAACACGCGGTACCGACATGCTTATGTTAGATATGAAAATAGTAGGTGATCCGTTTTTTATTGCACAAAGTGGTATGGGAAGTTATACAGCTAAACCGACAGAATACGCAAATATAAACGACGATGGGTCAGTTAATTGGCAAAACGGTGAAGTACATATTATAGTTAATTTTAAAACTCCAATAGACTTTGATTATCTTAGTACCGGCATGTATCAGTTTCAAGGAGATAAACCGCCAGGGGAAAAAGTTAGTGCACCTATAATGCAATATAGTGGATTGTATAGAATAAATCGAGTTACTAGTACATTTAAAGGCGGAGTGTTTGAGCAACGATTAACTGGACAACGATTGCCGTTACAAGAAAAAGAAAAAGAATCAGAAACTACATTTGGTCTTGGAAGTATAACGGCATCTCCGTTTAAACTAGCAAAAAAAGCATTTGATGCACTTGAAACAGGATTATTAGATCTCGGTGAAGATATTGCAACAGGAATATCAGATGCTGCAGCAACATTTTTAGATTAACGGATAGATATGAACGATACACACGATAATATACCAGCATCGACTGGCGAATCAAAACCTGGTCCGTTTTTAGCTAAGGTAATTAGTCACTTAGATTCTTCCTATATGGGAGGATTAGAAGTTGAAATTTTAAGAAATGTAGGTAATGACGGGTCATCGGGTCAAACCCATCAAGTAAAATATATGAGTCCGTTTTACGGAGTTACTAGTGTTGATCATACAAGTACAAAACCAAATAATTATAACAATACACAAAAAAGCTATGGAATGTGGATGGTCCCGCCTGATCCAGGAACTACTGTAATTGTTGTGTTTATTGACGGAGATTCAAAACGTGGGTATTGGATGGGCTGTGTTCAAGATGACGGTATAAACTTTATGGTTCCTGGAATAGCAGCTACTGAATCTGTAGTTGACGGCGAAAGTCGATTACCGGTAGCAGAGTATAACAAAGCTGTAAATAAAGGTAATACATCAGCTGATACTACAAAAATTAAAAAGCCAGTGCATCCGTTTGCAAAAGTGTTAATAACGGAAGGATTAGATAAAGATGACATTCGAGGTATAACTACTAGTAGCGCACGAAGAGAAACTCCTAGTATGGTGTTTGGAATTTCAACTCCTGGACCGCTTGACAAATCATCAGGTGCAAAACAAGGTACAATTGGTAAAAAAGATCATCCTATAAAAAATGCGTATGTGAGCAGATTAGGCGGATCAACGTTTGTAATGGATGACGGTGATGATAAATTTGTTAGAGAAAAACCTGCAAATAAAGCAGGCCCGACGTATGTCGGAGTTGAGGCTGGCGGGACACCGGGAGATTCAGATCATTCAATACCACACAATGAACTAGTTCGTATTAGAACTAGATCAGGCCATCAAATTTTATTACATAATAGCGAAGATTTGATTTATATTTCTCACGGTAGCGGTAACTCGTGGATCGAAATGACTGCTAATGGTAAGATTGATGTGTATGCTAAAGATAGTATTAGTTTTCATACCGGCGCTGATTTTAATTTCCATGCGGACAGAGATATAAATTTTCAAGCAGGTAGAAACGTTAACATTAAAGCTATGGAAGATATGCAATTAGAAACAGTTAAAAATTTTACTGTTAGAGCAACAAAAGATGGAAATTTAACAATTGGCGGAAAGTTAGGAATTGCGGTTACTGGAAACGTTGATATACGTTCAGGTAATACTAATATCGATGGCGGAAACATTAATTTAAATTCTGGATCAGCAAGCGTTACTCCTGCTAAACCATTAAAAACTCATACATTACCTGACATAGCGAAGCCTATAGATTCGATAATGAAGCGAGTGCCAACATTTGAACCATATCCGCAACATGAAAATTTAAGCCCTCTTGATTATACATCAGCTAAAACTAATAGAGATGCAGACGGGCGATATGACGGAGTTAGTTCAGCATTAAAAGAACCTGCTAAGTTATGGAAAACTTATACAACTGCAACTGATACTTTTGCCAAAGTAAAAGCACCAGAGGATCAAGGAACAACTTAATGACCCAAATATACGATAGAATACAATTACCTGCAATTACAAAAGAGCCCGAAGTTATTTTACCAAAAACTTATAAAGGGTTTTCAACATTAAGCAGCAAGGCAGACCATTATAGTTTATATGATTTTGAATTAATTAAACAAGATATTTTAAATCATTTTCACATTAGACAAGGTGAACGATTAATGCAACCAACGTTTGGTACAATAATATGGGATATGTTATTTGAACCAATGACAGCAGAAACTAAAGCTATAATTGTAGAAGATGTAAACAGGATTATTAATTATGATCCTCGTGTGCAGATTAGTGATACAAACATATCAACATACGAAACTGGAATTCAACTTGTGTTTACGTTATCGTATTCAATTTACAATCTTACAGAAACAATACAGTTACGATTTGATGAAGATAACGGTTTAAGTACAAGATAAACTGCATGGTTAATATAATCAATAAATACTATTATTAGGACAATATCATGAGTGCAACCGACAGACAGAACAGATTATTAGTAGCTGAAGATTGGAAAAAAGTATACCAATCTTTTAGAAACGCAGACTTTCAAAGTTATGATTTTGAAAATTTACGGCGTACAATGGTTGATTATATTCGCCAAAATTATCCAGAGGATTTTAATGATTACATTGAAAGTTCAGAATACCTAGCGTTAATTGACGTAATTGCGTTCTTAGGACAAAGTGTAGCGTTTCGAGTAGACTTAAATGCACGTGAAAACTTTTTAGAATTAGCAGAGCGTCGCGATAGTGTATTACGACTAGCACGATTAATCAGCTATAATGCAAGCAGAAATGTTGCTGCACATGGATTGCTTAAATTTACAGCCCTTCAAACAACCCAAAGTATTTTAGACAGTAATGGTCGTAACTTATCCGGACAAATTATAGTATGGAATGATTCGTCAAATTCTAATTGGTATGATCAGTTTATTAAAGTAATAAATGGTGCAATGGATATCAGTCAGCAGTTTGGAAATCCATCAGATAAAGCTACTGTTTATGGTATTCCTACTGAGAAGTATACATTAAAAAGCTCGGAAACAGGTGTTCCTGTTTACCCATTTACAAAAACCGTTGCTGGTCGTATAATGAACTTTGAAGTTACTAGCACAACATTTGCCGGGCAGAATTATATTTACGAAGAAATACCAAAATCTGGTAAACGATTGTCGTGCATCTATAGAAATGACGGTCAAGGATACGGAAGTGCAGGGTCTGGATTTTTTTTAAATTTTACACAAGGTACATTAGCAAATTCTCAGTTTACAGTTACTCAGCCAAGGAGCAATGAAATAGTAGACGTAGGCACTACTGGGATTAATAACTCGGATGTTTGGTTATACAGGTTAGATAAAAATGGAAATGAGTTAGAAGAATGGACTAAAGTGTCAAATTTTGAAGCTAACAATATTATTTACAACAGTATTAACAAAAATATTAGAAATATTTACAGTGTAACTACTAGAGCAGGTGACGCAATTAGTTTAAACTTTAGTGACGGAACATTTGGTAATAAACCACTAGGTGCATTTAAAGTGTATTACAGATCTAGTAATGGAATAACATATTCAATCAATCCACGAGACATTAAAAATGTAACAATTTCTGTGCCATATGTTTCAAATATAGGAAAGACAGAAACGTTAATAATAACATTATCGTTAGCATCGTCTGTAACTAATGCCGAAGCCGCAGAAACAAATGCACATATTAAAGCAAACGCCCCTTCTACATTTTATACTCAAAACAGAATGATCACAGGAGAAGATTATAATATTGCACCATTAAGTGTAAGTCAACAAGTGTTAAAAGTAAAAGCAGTTAATCGGTCGTCAAGTGGAATCAGCAGATATTTTGACTTAGTTGACCCAACGGGAAAATATAGTTCTACAAATTTATTTGCAGACGATGGTGTACTGTACACAGAAGATTATCAAATTTCAAATTCGTTCTCATATGTTACTAAAACTGATATTGAAGGAGTTATTTATAACACTGTAAACTCTATTCTTAAGAGAAGTGCGTTACGGAATTATTATTATTCACATTACACAAATTTGCCAGTATTAGGAACTAGCGTAGTAACTGCATGGGTTGCTAATGTATTAACAACAGGAAGTATTACATCAGACGGAGTTGTGGCTCAAGTTGGACAATATCAAGCTAATAAAAACGAATTGCAATATATTAGAACAGGTGCATTAATTAAGTTTTTAACTCCTACAAACAGTTCAGCACAATATTACTTTGATACAAAATTACAAAATGCATTAGTAGAATTACCCACAGGTGTTGACATTTCAAGTATAGCCGGTGCAGTTAGCTTCTTATGGGCATCGGTTGTTGCTGTTGACACTACAGTAGCAGGCGCATCGGCTACTGGAATTACGTTAAACATTAAGGTACCTACTGGTGCAATCGTTCATCAAATTATTCCTCAATTTAGATCAGTGTTAGATACTAGTATAGTATCAACTATTATTGATTTAATATTTGAGAATAAAGCATTTGCATTGAGTTACAATGTGTTAAATCAAAGTTGGCAAATTGTTTACGAAGCTGACATAGATTACTTATCTTCATTTACGTTAAGTATGCAAGGTGATATTTCAGGAACACAACAAGATGCAAGTTGGTTACTGTTGTTTACTACCAATAACGAGAATTATGTTGTAACAAGTCGAGAAACTCGTTACATTTTTGAAAGCGATGCACAACTTAGATTTTATTATGATAAGAATGATGTATTATCAAAAACTGTTTCAAACTCAGTAGTAAGAGACAAAATTAGTGTTTTAAGTATAAACACTAATCCAGAAACTACTAAACCATTTACAACTGATTTCTCGTGGGACGTTGTTTCTGAGTATATTGGATTAGATGGATATGTTGACAATAAAAAAATTGTTATTTCGTTCTCTGATCTCGATAACGACGGAGTAGTTGATAATCCTGAACTGTTTAATACAATTGTTCAAACTACAGTTAACGAACATGCATTTATAGTGCAAGAACGATATTCAATATCGCAAGGTCAAGATGATTATCGATATATTAGTAATACTAACAATATTGTTGAAATAGTAATAGACGAGTTGGATATTAGCATTCCGGGAAAATATTATTATTTTGTTAATACAAATTTAGTAAAACAAGCTAATAGTACCGGAATGTTAGTAATATCAACAGATTACAAAGTATACAGAGGGCGAGATAAGTTAAAATTCCAATATAAACATGCAGCAAGTTATGATTCAAGAATTGATCCCGGTGCAAGTAACATTATCGATGTGTATATGTTAACTAAATCGTATGACATGTTGTTTAGACAATGGATTAATGGATCAATTATAACTAGACCATTACCACCAAGCTCGGATGAATTGTATAATGTTGTAGCACCTACATTAAATTTAATTAAATCTATTTCGGATGAAGTTATATATCATCCGGTTAATTATAAAGTTTTATTTGGATCAGCTGCAGCATTAGAGTTACAAGCAACGTTTAAGATTACAAAAACACCAGGTCAAGTAGTATCCGATAACGATGTTAAATCTCAAGTAATATCGGCAATTAACGAGTTCTTTTCTTTAGATAATTGGGAGTTTGGAGATACCTTCTTTTTTACAGAGTTAGTAACATATGTTGTAACTAAAGTTTCTCCGTACGTATCTAATTTTGTAATTGTACCTAAACATTCAGATATTAATTTTGGCGGATTGTATGAAATAAAATCAGAGAGTAATGAAATTTTAGTTAGCGGTGCAACTGTTAACGACATTGAAATTATTTCAGGAATTACTGCAACAAACATCAAATCGTCAAATTTATCTATTGATAATAATACACTAACTCGACAATTTATAACTAGCTCAACCTATGGGAGTAACTAATGGCTAATAAAAATATTATACCTAGATTTAAACAAACTGATACAAGTGACGAAGCAACATCTGCATCGTTTTTACCTAGGCATTATAGAACCGATGCTAACAAAAAGTTTTTGCATTCGACAATTAATCAACTTACCCAATCAGGCCAAGTTAAAAAAGTTAGTGGATATATTGGAAGACAGTATGCTAAATCTACAGTGTCAACAGATGTGTTTGTTGATGCGCCAAATGCAGTTAGACAAAACTACCAATTAGAACCAGGGTTTGTAATTGACGACGAGCTTGATAATACTGTATTTTTAAAAGATTATCAAGACTATATTAACCAATTAATAGTTTTTGGTGCAAATGTTTCAGATCATTCTCGATTAAACTTTCAAGAATTTTATAGTTGGAATCCTCATATTAATTGGGATAAATTTGTTAACTTTCAAAATTACTATTGGATGCCTCACGGTCCTGATACTGTTACAATCTTTAATAGTACTAACGCTACAGTAGTTAGTACATATCAAGTAACAGCAAATATTACAGTTGACGGTAGTACTTATATATTTTCTCCTGACGGGTTAACACAAAATCCAGTAATCACGTTATATAGAGGGCATACATATACATTTAAAATTGATAGTATCGGTAGTCCGTTTATTATTAAAACTGAAAGATCTGAAGGGATAACTGATCGATATATTACACCAACGTTAACAACTGATGTTTTTGTTACGGTAAAGGATACATACGGTAACAATGTGCAGCGCATGGTGTATGCAGTTGAGACAGGTACTATCACCTTTACAGTTCCTATTACAGCTCCTGATGAGTTAATATATGTTTGCGAAAACAATATTGATATGGGAGGCATGTTTGTTATATTAGATCCTAGTGACAAAAGCCAAATTAATGTTAACGCAGAAATTATTGGAAAGAAAACATATAAATTTAATGATGTTGAATTAAGTAACGGTATGCGGGTACAATTTGCAGGATTAGTATACCCTAAATCATATGCAACTGGCCGATATTTTGTTGAAGGTGTAGGTAGTAGTATACAATTAATAAATGAAAAAGATTTAGAAATCATAACAGCATATACTACGACAAAATCTATGTTATTTGATACTGTAGTATTTGACACTTCGCCATTTAGTGATTCAACTTCGTATGTTACTAATCCTGATTATATAGTGATTAACCGAGCAAGTGCTGATAGAAATTACTGGAGTAGAAATAATAAATGGGTTCACAAAGACGTTATTGAATCTAGTGCGTTAGTTAACAGCATAACTGCAACATACGATCAATCATTTCGAGCAGTTAGACCAATTATTGAATTTGAACAAAATTTAAAATTATTTAATTTTGGAAATACTGCAATTACTGATATTAACGTGATTGATGATTATACGGTTGATGCATTCTCATTAGTCGAAGGGGCATATGGGTACAATATTGATGGAATTTCTGTATCTAATGGTCAGCGTGTAATTTTTACCGCAGATACTGATATTCTTGTAAAAAATAACATATACGAAGTTGAATTTATTGATGTATTACACGAGATAGGTAATCGAATCATAAGTACTGCCGGAACAATTACACAAGTTACTGCAGTTAATTCGGGATGGACAGCAGCTATTACTGGATTAACGTCAACGGTAAATCTTTTTATTGGAGCAACTCTTTCTGCAACATCAGTAACTGGCAAGTTATATAGCGGAAAGATTACACCAGATGCTATTAAAGTAACTGCAATTATTAGTTCAACTAGTATTGAATATATGGTTATTGGGGGTAATAAACCGGTAGCAGGTACAATTACTAATCTTATTACAACAGTTGACTCGAGTCGCCAAATTCGCTTAGTAAAAGTTTCTGAACCAAAGTATAATCAAGTTGTGTTAGTAAAAGAAGGAGTAACTTCTCAAGGTACAATGTATTGGTTTAATGGCACAGCATGGACTAAATGCCAAAGTAAAACATCTTCAAATCAACCACCGTTATTTGACATAGTTGATGCTAATTTAGTAAGTGTAGGTGACAAAACTGTTTACCCTGGTACAACGTTTACTGGTACTTCAATTTTTTCTTATAAAATAGGAAGTGGCACATCTGACAACAATTTAGGGTTTGCATTATCGTATAAAAATATTAATAATATTGGAGATATTGTTTTTAAATTTTCATTGATTACTGATACATTTCAATACGAATTAAATGAAAAAACAGTTGAACAATCAATTGATACTGGATTTTTGATTAAAACTATTAATAATCGAGTAACATACACTAACGGGTGGGAAACTGCTAACATTAAAAATACACAACCTGCAATACAATTATATAAAGATTCTAATTTTGTTAATAACTTTGATATTGATATTTTTGATAACTTGCCTAATATTGATGATATAGATTTACGGGTTTATGTAAACAATGTACGCGCTATTGAATGGCATCCTGCATCAACTGAATTAAAAGATAGTAAGTTAAATTATTACCAAGTTATTTCAACTAACTCAAAAAATGTTAACTTACCGTATCATCAAATAAAATTTGATAATGATCTTAAATTAACTGATATAGTATTAATTAAAGTATTCTCAATGAATCCAATTAACAACAATGGATATTATGAAATACCTATTAATTTACAGAATAATCCGTTAAACGGAGTATTATCAGAGTTTACATTAGGTGAAGTTATTGATCATGTAGGTAGCATTGTTGACAACATTTATAGAATTGGTTTTAAAGGAAGTTATCCTGGTACTAGTAATTTAAGAGATTTAGGTAGTATTTCTCAGTTTGGTACAAAGTTTGTTCAACATAGCGGTCCTGCTAGTTTATCAGTATATCATATTACGTCTGATACAAACAATATAGTAAGAGCAGTTGATCAATCACGAGATGATTATTGTAAATTTAAAAAATCTTTTTTAACTGTTGCTGAAACCTTAGGTATTGATACTAATCCATTTACACACGTTAACATAATTTTACAAGACATGTTTAAAGATATGTCTAAAACAGCACCGTATTATTTTAGTGATATGGTACCATATAATGCAAAGACACAAGTTAATTTTACAGTAGCTGCTCCGGAAGATAATATTTTTTCGTTATCAGAAGTGTTTAGTTTATCAAAGTTATCGAGCAAGGCAGTAGGTGTGTATTTAAATGATGTGCAACTATTACATAATCATAATTATAATTTTAATGATCAAGGGTTTGTATTCGTACATGCACCGTTAATTGCAGGAGATGTGATAACAATTTATGAATATGATAGTACAGATGGATGTTTGATTCCAGAAACACCAACAAAATTAGGATTATGGCCAAAATACGAACCAAAAATATTTTTAGATACTTCGTTAGTTAACCCTAGAATAATGATTCAAGGTCACGACGGTAGTTTAACTGCAGCATATGAAGATTATCGAGATGCATTAGTATTAGAGTTAGAAAAACGAATTTATAATAACATAAAAGTAGAATACGATCCTTATATTTTTGATTTAACTAACATTATACCTTCGTATTCTCGAAAAACCGCATACAGTTTATCAGAATTTAATTCAGTAATAATGCCAAATTTTAATAAATGGGCATCTGATGCAGGTGTTGATTTTTCAACAGTGCTAAGTTACGATAAAACAAATTCATTTACATATAACTATGCTAACCATACTACGCCTGATGGTAGAATTACACCGGCATATTGGAGAGGAATTTATCAATGGATGCTCGATACTGATCGCCCGCACATATGTCCTTGGGAAATGTTAGGATTTACAGAAGAACCTATGTGGTGGACAGAAATATACGGTCCGGCTCCGTATACTAGCAATAATTTAATCCTGTGGGACGATATAAGTAACGGCATAGTGAGAGAACCAGGTAAACCAATTGTCTACCGTTCTAAATATGTTAAACCGTTCTTACTTTCTCATATTCCGGTTAACGAACAAGGAGAGTTAATTAGTCCATATGATAGTACGCTAGCAAATGGCGATCGAGTGTATAGTATTCAAGGTGATTTTTCTTTTGGTGACGGATCTCCAGTCGAAACAGCATGGAGACGAAATTCGCATTATGCATTTAGTGTATTAAAAACTGCTATTTTGTTACATCCTTCTCACATAATTGGAACGTTGTTTGATCGATCTCGATTAGTTAGAAATGTTACAGGTCAACTTGTGTATTTAGATACAAACTTACGTATTACCCCTGCTGCAATTAAATTTCCAAGTGTTTATTTAAGTAATACTCGTGTTCAAACTGCAGGTTTAGTAAATTATTTGATTAATTATATTAATTGTGATCAATTAACTTCTTATAACTCATATAAAAATGATTTAGAAACAATTACTGCAAAAATATGTTATAGAGTTAGTGCATTTACAAGTAAAGAAAAGTTTAATTTACTATTAGATTCAAAATCTCCTACAGCAACTGGTAGTATTTTTATACCTCAAGAGGATTATAAATTAGTATTAAACACTTCATCACCAATTGCTATATTAACATATAGTGGAGTAATTATTACTAAAGTAGTTGGCGGATTTGAAATTAAAGGTTATAGCAAATTACAACCTTATTTTACATATTATAAACCTTTGTCAACATCAGGCGTGTTAACAAATGTTGGCGGAATATCCGAAAGTTACACGGAATGGGGATATGGATATATTTACAATGAAGGAAATATTGTTTCTTATCAAGGAAAGTATTATAGAGTAATATTAAATCATACATCAACTACATTTACTACTGAGACATATTACGAGTTAGATTCATTACCGATATCCGGAGGCGCAACTGTTCTATTTAGGGCTGCTTGGAAACAACAAGAAATCGTAATGCAGTACGGCACTAAACTTGGGTCAATTCAAGAAGTGGTTGATTTTTTAATAGGTTACGGAGAATGGTTAAAAGTTCAAGGATTTAAATTTGACGAATTTAATTCTGAGTTATCGGCAGTATCTAATTGGGAAACTGCAGCTAAAGAATTTATGTTTTGGACTACACAAAATTGGACAGCACCTACAGTAACATGGAAAGAATGGACACCTAACACTGTAGTATTGTATGGAGATTTAGTAAGATACAATGGAGATTTTTATAAAGCATTAGTTAATACTTCTTTAGGGTGGTTCAATGAAGATGAATATTATTTGTTAAATGGCGTTGATTTAACAGGAAATTCTGTAATTTCATTAAGTCCTGCAGCTAAAAAATTAGTGTTTAACACAATTTTATCTGTAGTTGATGATATTAATAAACCTACAAATGTTTATGAAATTTTTGATGCAAGCGGAAACCCAATCGCTACTGACTTTTTAAATACATTTAGAGTAGACAATGCAGTTTCTTATTCTCCACGAAATGATGTTGGCATATACTGTGCTAGTTTTTACTTAGTGCGGCGTGAACATGTAGTAGTTATTAATAATACTACTATGTTTAATGACACTATATATAATTTAGAAAGTGGGTATAAACAAGACAAACTTAAAGTTTCAGGATACGTTAGTATTGATTGGAATGGGTCACTAAATGTACCAGGTTTTATAGTTGATCAAGCATTAACAACTGGATGGACTCCGTGGAAAGCATATTCAGTTGGTGATATAGTAAAACATAAGTCATTTTATTATAGTGCAGATGCAACGTTGCCAGGGAGTGAATCGTTTAATAACGCACACTGGGTTAAATTAAGTAAAAAACCACAACCTAAATTAATACCGAATTGGAATTATAAAGCAAGTCAATTTACTGATTTTTACAATTTAGATAGTGAAAATTTTGAAGATGCACAGCAAAAAATGGCTCAACATTTAGTTGGATATCAAAAAAGACAATACCTTGAAAATATTATACAGGATGATGTTAGTGAATATAAATTTTATCAAGGTATGATTATTGAAAAAGGAACACAAAATGTTCTTAATAAATTATTTGATGTTCTAAGTGCAAGTGATCGAGAAAGTTTGCAGTTTTACGAAGAGTGGGCATTACGAGTAGGTCAATACGGTGCATGTTCGTCTTTTGAAAATGTTGAATTTATTTTACCTGAATCATATTTTACTACTAATCCGCAAGGATTTCAATTAGTTAATGATCGAACAAGTGCATCTAATATTGTTATACAGCAAATTCCGTCAGAAGTGTTTTTAAAACCAGACAGTTATACCTCAAATGTTTGGCCAGAAGCTAAGTCAGTAAAAACTTCAACAGTTTATGCAAGATTAGACGAAGTTGACGTAATGTTAACTTCAATAGATGACTTGTTAACAGCAGATAGTTCAACATTTAGTTATGGCCAGTATATAATGTGTACATTTGCGCCATTAGATTGGAATATTTACCAATATGCAGATCGTCGTAACTCGTATACCATACTTGATATTACTCAGGATGACCCAGTAACTAATAATATTATACTTGAAGATATTAAAGATTTAGAAATTGGATCAATAATATCGTTATCTAACAATACAGTGTATGAAGTTAACAAGATACATGTTGATTATAGCGAAGTTTCGCAATGGTTAACCTCAGGAGTTGGTATCGAATCAGTATTTACTGTTACCCGATCTAATTTACAGTACGAAGTTACTGTAGTCGACGGCGGCACTAACTATGAAATAGGCGACACTATTACAATTTTAGGTAGCAATTTAGGAGGAACTAGTCCTGCTAATGATTTGATTATTACAGTAGTCTCGTTAACAGATACCGGAATAAATGAAATTTCAGTTTTAGGAGTATCGACTATTGTTGAAGGGACTGGTATTATTGATATATCAGAAAGAACATTATTCTCAATACCTGATACCCAAATTGTAGGATTGTTTATATCTCGTAGAATTAAAAAAACAATTGACGATAATAATTATAAAATAGAAGATGTCTCAGCAGGGATGAAATTATGGACTGATAATGATCAAATTGATACTGATTTCTATGATGATACAAGTAATTGGGAAGTGTGGGAATATAATCCAGTTTATAATCGTAATATAAAAGTTAATAGCACTAATTCTAAGATAACGCAATACGGCAGATCGTCAGCAGCATCTGAGAATGGTAAAACTATTGCTATTTCTGCAGTTACTGCTGAAAATTTAGAAGACGAAGGATCAGTTATGATCTATAGTAACACTGCATTGCAAGGATGGATTTTAACCCAAGTAATCCTTAGTCGGGTGTCGTTGTATCATAAGGATGGATTTGCTAAGGTAATTGCAATGTCTGCTGATTCTAATTGGATTGCAATTGGATCACCTGCAGCTGATCAATATAAGAGAGGCGGTGTATTAATATATAAGAAAGATAATAGCAATTTTTATGTACTGTACAACACATTAGTAAGTCCTACACCAGTAAACAATGAACAATTTGGGTATTCGGTAACTTTCGGCAATAACATGTTGTTTATTGGAACAGCAGTCGGATCTGTTTATCAAATTTCTTATAAGATAGTATTACATGCAACACCGGTTTATATATCAATCGGAAGTTATGGTGCTGTATTAAAGCTATCGTCTACTACTAATATAACTGACGGCATGCTAGTTACCGGTACCGGATTAGAAGATGGGCAATATGTACTATCGGTCGATATAGAAAACTCAGCAGTTACACTTAGTGCAGAACCATCTAAAAAACCAGTCGGACTTATTGAATTCTTGTCATATGAGTGGGTAATAGAGGACTATGTATTAGTAGGTGACACCGGATCTTTGCAATTTGGAACTAGCATTGCAGCTTCTCAAAATAACACACTAGTAATATCGGAACCATATAATGAAGATACATCTACAAATACTATACTTAAAGGTAAAGTTTATGTGTATACGAACAACGATTATTTATCGCCAACTATTATTGAAGCGCCGGATAATTCGAGGTTATTTGGAAAGCGTGTTGCTATATCAAAAAATGATGATTATATTGCAATTTCGTCATTAGTCGACGACGTTGTGTATGAAGGAAAAGTATTAATTTACAAATTTAATGATTATGCTGCTCCGAATCAAACATTAACATCGCCATCGATTGCAGTATCTGGTGAGTTTGGCAGCAATATACAATTCATTAACAATTTTTCAACTATAATAGTTGGGCATGCAATTACACCGTTGTTAATAAAAGATGCTACATTTTATGATGTAACGGATCCAACTACTTTTCCAATAACTACAGAGCCAACAAGGTTTAGTACATTTATTAATAGCATATATTCATCTGCAATTGATGTTTTTGATATGTATAAGAATATCTGGATCTTTAGTGAAAGATTAGTACCAATCGATCCTGTAATTAACAATGCTACATTTGGCTCGTCTGTTACAGTTACACCTAACAGTATAATTGTAGGAGCTCCTGCGTCTAATGATAATGCAGGTGTAGTATACGAATTTATAAAATTAACAAATACCTATACTTGGAAAATTAAAAATAAAGTAATACCTAAACCGGATATTACTAAAATTAAACAAGCATTTTTGTATAATAGACGTACAAATAAACTAGTAAAATATTTAGATATTGTAGATCCTATACAAGATAAACATCCAACAATTGCAGAACGCGAAATTAAATATAAGTTTGCATATGATCCAGCAGTGTATACTGTCGGGACTGCTACGGTAAATGTTGACGAAGGAGTTGCGTGGACTTCAGACCAAGTTGGGTCATTATGGTGGGATTTACGTACTACTAAATTTATTGATAATTTCACTGATAGTGTGATTTATAGAAATAGTATGTTAAGCTCATTAGCATACGGTGCATCTGTTGATGTATATGAATGGGTTGCAAGTAGATATAAACCAGCTGACTGGGATAAACGAGCAGATACTGATGCAGGGTTAGCATTAAATATAAGCGGAAAATCGTTATACGGTGACGCTGTTTATAGTTCAGTAAAACGGTATGATACACTTAGTCAAACATTTTCGTACATCTATTATTTTTGGGTTAAAAATAAAGAAATTGCAATACCGGGTAGATCTATATCTGCAGCAACTATATCTAAATTAATTAGTAATCCAAAAGGCGAAGGGTATGCATATCTAGCATTAACAGGGTTAGATTCGTTTAGTCTAATAAATGTACAATCATTATTAATACATAATGATATAGTGTTATCAGTTGAATATTGGAAGGTTGATAAAACTGATCAAAATATTCATACTCAATGGAAACTTATTAGTAATTCCTCAACAACTACTTTACCAACAAATATAGAAGAAAAATGGTTTGATAGTCTATGTGGTAAAGACATTAATAATCGATTAGTACCAAATCCGTCTCTTCCTATAAAAATTCGATACGGAATTGAAAATAGACCACGTCAAGGTATGTTTATTAACAGATTTGACGCACTTAAACAGCTAATTGAAAAAACTAATTTAATTTTAAAACCGCTGTTAGTAACTGATACAGCAGATTTATCAAATTTAAAAAAATACGATTTGCCTCCAAGTGTTATGAATCGGTTATACGATACTACAATAGATACTGATGCAGAATTAAGATTTGCAATTACCAAATACTATAAAACTCCTATTTTAAATGCAGTAATAACTGATGGTAAAATTTCTAAAGTAATTATTGTTGAACCCGGTAGAGGATATGTAAATCCACCGTTATTAACTGTATATGGGTCTGGAACAAGTGCATTGCTAAAAACATCTATTAATGCTATTGGACAAGTTACTGATGTGATTATTGAAAATAGTGGTTTAAATTATAATGACGACACTGTGATACGTGTTAGAAGTTTTTCAGTATTAATTTTAAGTGACTCTTCATCTAATGGAAAATGGAGCATATATTCGTATATAGCGTCATCACACACGTGGTTCAAAACGTTATCGTATGCATACGATGTGACCAAATATTGGGAGTATGCAGATTGGTACGAAACGGGTATTAACCAATTTACTACTATACAACATTCAGTTGACACATATGCTGATTTATATCAACTTTTTGATAGAGTAGGCGATAGAGTAAAAATTCGCGTAACTAATTCGGGTCGATGGGTAATTTTAGAAAAATATTTTAATGAAGAATTACAAAAAGAAGATTATAAAGTTGTTGGCAGTCAGAATGGAACAATTCAATTTAGTTCATTGCTTTATAACTTTAAAGATACCTCAATTGGATACGATGGTGCAATTTACGATTCGGTAGTATATGATAATTATGCAGACACCGAGTTACGTATTATTTTAAATGCAATTAAAAATGATTTATTAATAGGCATTGATTTAAAACCTAAATATTTAGATTTGTTCTTTTCAAGTGTACGACATGCAATGAGCGAACAAACATATATTGATTGGATATTTAAAACCAGCTTTGTTAATGTAATGCATAATGTTGGATATATGCATCAATCCTCAACTTATAAAAATGATAATTTGTCAAATTTTGAAGATTACGTGTCTGAAGTAAAACCATACAGAACGCAAGTCCGTGAATATATAAGTAGTTATGATGTTCTTGATACTAACAATACCGGAGTAAGTGATTTTGATCTTCCGCCAGTATATAATTCAAAAACGCAATTGATTGAAGTAGTAGATAACACTAATCCGTTAATAAACACATACCCGTGGAAAACATGGTTAGATACTGTCGGATATGCTATTGTTGATATTAAAATTACGGATGGAGGTGCAGAATACCTTACTGAACCAACAATTGTTATTGAATCAGAAACCGGTACCGGTGCAACTGCAAGGGCGTTTATAGTTAATAAACAAATTGTTAGAATTAAATTAATAACAAACGGATCTAAGTATACAACAACACCAGTAATTAATATTATAGGTGGGCATTCAGTTGATGGTAGATCTGCAAAAGCAATTGCAATTTTAGGTAACAGTGTAATAAGAACATCGAACATTAAGATGAAATTTGATAGAATTTATCAAGATTTTGTAATTGATGATTTACAATATTCAGAAACACTTGAAAATATAACAGGTACAAAAGTTCAATACGGTCTTAAATGGTTACCTGATTTAACTGTTGGAAAAACAAACGTTATCATTAACGGACAAACTGTGGTTCGTGATAGTTATACTATAGGCACTGTATCAACTATACTTGACGGACACCCTGTGTACACAGGAGTAATAACATTTAAAGTTGCTCCTGCAAAATCTAGTGTAATTGTTGTAAATTATTATAAAAACAACGAAGTGTTAAATGCAACTGATAGAATACAATACTATTATAAACCAATATCGGGCGAATTAGGAAAAGATTTGCCTCAATTAATGTCTGGAGTTGATTACGGTGGCGTAATTGTTAGCGGATTAAACTTTAATGTAGTTCAAGGGTGGGATAGTATTCCGTATTACACAGATACTTGGGATAACTTTAATCCTAATACTAATGATTTTAGTGTCACTGTTGGCAGCACATTCTCTTATGATATTGTTATGCCATATTTACCTGTTAAGGGATCAACATTTAATGTGTATTATAAAAAGTTTGGTTCTCTTGTTATTACTGGAATATTAAACGGATCATTTATGACATCTGATACCTCGTTAATAACTGATAGTATGAAAATAAATTTTGCAAATTCAAATGGCGGAGTGTCGATTGAAAAAGAATATTATGTTAGTTCATTTAGTAAAGATTTGTCGTTTACTATTACAGAAGTAATTGGAACACCATCGATCTATTTAACAGGTAGCGGTACTAATACCGGAACATTTTATTTAAACCCTATAAGAATTGATGATCCTGATTTTGTTGTCGGTGTTATAAACCCAACCGTTCCTAATGCAATAATGGCTACACCGATAATGACAGGTGACACTGATATAATTGAGATTCCGTCATCAATTAATGCAGCTAACGGCGACACTTTTATAATTCGTAAACACACTAGTGATGGTTCAGTAGTTAATGATTATGATACAATATTATCAGGTGGCAATTTTGCATTGGGGTCAGCTGCTGGGTTAGCACCTGAGGATATTAATGTAGACGGCGATGAGTTTTATTCAACTGTTAACGGGTACGGACCAGAAGAAGTTGTTCCGGGTCAAGTTGTTGACACGCTTGCAATTAAAGTATTTACTACAGCAAGTAGTCAACCAGGTGCTACACAAATTAATACTGCATTTATGCAATTTAAAGACATGTTAAACGCAGTAACATTTACACGGTTAAATAACAGTAAAAAAACTAAATTAGCTAAAGATTTATTGCAACATGACACTACTATTACGTTAGTAAATTCGCAAGCTTTTGGAGGTGCAAATCAAACATACAATATTCCAGGCGTGATTAACATTAATGGCGAACGAATTGAATATTTTATAAATGATAATAATGTATTAAGTAATTTAAGAAGAGGGACTATGGGAACCAGTGTTGCAGAAATACATAAAGCACAATCAGTAGTACAAGACATTGGAATAGCTGAAAAAATTTCTTATAGTGATACAGTGCGTATTGATCAATTTGTTTCTGATGGAACAAATCTTATTACATTGTCTTATACTCCAACAAAATCTTTAGATAGTTGGTCATTTCTGCCAACATTTACATCGTCAATACCAGCAGGGTACGGTCAGTGTAATAACGTTGAAGTATTTGTAGGCGGGTATGACGATAATGCAACTTGGGTACCTAAGATTTATTATAATGTTAATGATATTGTAAATGTAGGGGTCTATACATACCGATGTGTTGTTGCACATATTAGCAGTACTGAATTTAAAACTGATAGATCTAGTAAATGGATTTACTTTATTGGTAATATACGATTGAAAAAAGCACCGTTTAAAATTCATAATATGAATAACAGTGCATCTAGCCCAGCTGGAGATGTTCAGTTTGATGCAGACTTTTCAGTTAATGGCACTACTAAACAAATACGATTAACACATCCAATAACTCCAGGAACATTAATTACAGTTATTAAAAAAACCGGAATGCATTGGGGACTTGGTGCAACTCCTGTAATTGCGTTTATAACTGCAGAAACAGGTTCAACATACGAATCTCCTGTAAATTAAAACAACACTTAATAAACTATGATAAATATAGAATAACGAGAGAATACTATGCAGACTACAGATTTAACAGGGATACATATCGAAGGACACCTTAAGATTTTTGATCCCACTACCGACGAAGTATTCGTCAATAAACGTAATGCAATACATTATGAAAATATGAGTATTGCATTAGCAAAAAGTATTGCAGATAGAGGACAAGGGTTTATTTATGAAATGAGCTTTGGTAATGGCGGAACTGCTATTGATCCTACTGGAATTATTACATATTTAACACCAAACAGTTCAGGGTCAAATGCAAGTTTATATAATCAAACATTTGTTAAGATTGTTAATGATCGATCTATTAACAATTTAGATCCAACGCGTAATTATATTGAAACACGACATGTAACTGGTAAAAATTATACTGATGTGTTTGTTACTTGCTTATTAGACTATACAGAGCCATCTGGCCAAGGAGCATTTGATAATGCATCAGATATTAACAAGACATTTATATTTGACGAAATAGGGTTAAAATCGTATAGTTCAGATGGTAATAATATGTTGTTAACTCATGTTATTTTTCATCCTATTCAAAAATCATTAAATCGATTAATTCAAATTGATTATACAGTGCGCATACAGAGTTTAACTAGCGTGATAGGAGTGCAATAATGCCATATGAAGTTAGACACATTAACGGAGAAGTGTTTACTGAAGTTGCTGATCAAGTAATTAACCAAACATCGTCTCTTAGTTTTGTTGGAAAAAATTATACAGGATATGGAAAGATTATAGCAGAAAACTTCTTACACTTGTTAGAAAATTTTGCAAATAATACAGAACCAAATAACCCAGTTGAAGGGCAAATATGGTATGATAATGCCGACGGTATTCAATTACTTAAAGTATATGACGGTACTAAATGGAATCCTGCAGGATCAATAAAAAAAGAAATTAACGCACCACTAGCCGGCGACAGTATTAGTGGAGATCTGTGGGTTAACCCAAATACTAATCAGCTGTACATGTTTACTGGTAATGTTTGGGATTTAATTGGACCTCAATACAGTAGTGGATTAAAATCAGGTCCAATCGTTGACGTAGTTACTGACATAGTAAATGAGTTACATGCAATTGTATCGATATATTCAAATAATGATCAACTTGCAATTTTTAGTTCAACTGCATTTACTCCGAAACAGTTAATTGTTGGTTTTGAAAAAATTAAAAGAGGTATTAATTTATCAACAACTAATATCACAACTGATCTCAATCAACTGTGGGGTACTGCAGAAAATGCAAATAATCTAATAATAAATGGAAAAGCAATTAGCTCTTCTAGTTTTTTAAGATCTGATGTAGAATCTGTTACGTCTAAAGCATTAAGTGTACAAACAGTAGATGGTATTAGTATTGGTAGTGGTTTAGATCTTAAACTAAGTACCGATGATAGAGCAAGTTTAATAAACATAACTTCTAAAAATAATAGAAACTTTAAAATTGAATTTATCGATCCTACAACAAAAGCGTCACGTACTGGAATGTTTATTGACTCGTTACTTAAAGTAGGTATTAATACATCAACACCGGCGGCTACGTTGGATGTTAATGGTAGTGCAATAGTTCGAAACGATTTAACTATTGGAGTTGTAACAACTGACCCAGCTACTACTATTAAAGGTAATATTTCGGCTAATGGAAGATTAACAATCGGTAATACAGTACAATGGAGTTTATTAAAACCTGCTATTACTATACCAGAAACTACAACTCCTTTGCAACCAACTGCAATAATTGGAGGCACAACTTTATTTTCTGATGTTATCCATATACATCATCCAATTGGCGGTTCGGTAATTCTTCCAAAGTACACTCAGTCCCAATTAGATCAAAATCAACCATTCTATGATATCGGATCTAGTGCATTACCATTTAGAGAAGTATATGCATCTAGGTTTACTGGCACATTTAACGGCACGCTTACTGGGACTATTTCGGGAGACGTAACCGGTTCTGCAGCTAAATTAAAAAATGTTCAAACATTTAGAATTGCAGGAGACCTTACCAGCGAGCCAGTTTCGTTTAATGGTACATCAGGAGTAATATTTAGTACAAAAGTAAGTTCAGATATTATAGCACGTCGCGACGGCACAGAAACTACAGCACCTTCTGATGTGTTATTAATATATCGTCCTGACGTTGGATTGAAACGGACTACAAAATCAGTATTTTTGTCAAAAGTTCCAACAGTACCTATTGGTGCAATTTTCCCATATGCAGGATTTAAACCACCAATTGGATATTTATTCTGTGACGGTAGTGAATTACTAGTATCAGAATATAGCGAGTTGCATGCAATTATTGGACAGACTAATGCATATAGACCAAAAGTCTCATTAATCGGTAATGATACTTTTGCATTGCCTGATTTACGTGGTAGATTTCCGTTAGGTTGTGATAGCATGGATAACAATTTAACTATAACGGTAAATGGTGATGAAAAAAATGCAGGCGGTAACCGTAATGGGGTAGATGCAAATGGGAATCCTATTCCTGGAACTGACCCTGCTAACCGAGTTCATCATAGTTCGGCAATTGTAGTAGGTGCAAGTTCAGGCAATGATACGTTAGGAGTCCCTGCATACAATGATATACCTGGATTAAATGCAGCTTCGGCAGGAGCCGGAAATGCTAGTTCAATTATGAATCCATATCAAACAATTAATTATATTATTTTCACTGGTAAACTATAATGAGTTATACAATAAACACAACAGACGGGTCGGAATTAACAACAATTATCGACGGAAATATTGATCAAAGCAGAACTAGTTTGACCTTAATTGGCAAAAGTGCTAGTGCATATGGAGAGTATATAAATGAAAATTTTGTACGTCTTTTAGAAAATTTTTCTAATACTACGCAGCCAACACAGCCGATTACTGGGCAAATTTGGTATGATACAGTTGAAGGGCGACTAAAAGTTTATGACGGTTCGGCTTTTAAATTAACAGGCGGTACTATTGTATCAAATAAATTACCTAGTTCAATTGCAGCAGGTGACTTGTGGATTGATACTGCTCGCCAACAGTTATATTTTAACGACGGTGTTCAAACATTGTTAGCAGGACCGTATGATCCTGCAGTTACTGGGTTTAAAATTGAACAGGTGTTAGATGTGTACGGAATAGCCCATAATATATTAGTGCTAACCGTTGCTACTGAATTATTTGCAATTTTTAGTACTGCTGCATTCAACCCTGATTCCGAAGCGTTAGGATATACATTACCAATTAACGTTGGATTAAATTTTATTAATCGTTCAACAATTTCAAATGTTGCAAGTCCTGTAGAAGATTATGATGCAGTTAATAAAACATCAATGATAGATGCTGTAAAATTAGCAACGTTGTCAATATCGGTTGATATTTCGTCAATAACAGGGGTTGATAAAAATCAAGCAATTGTAACTCAGTATCTTAATAAAATGTTTCCACCGTACGAGTATAGTGTAGTAGCAGTTAATCCTAGCGATCCAACTGGTCCAGTTTGTCGAGTTATTTGTACTGATATAACATCAATAGAGCAACCAATAACAATTAGACAATTTGTATTAGATGGAACGTGGAGACATGATATTGATTTATAATCAATACAAATAAATATAATAAAATAAGGAATAACAACGATGGCATATATCATCAACAAATACAATACTACTCAATTAGCAGTAGTAGACGACGGCACGATCAATACTACCCTTGATATTAAATTAATTGGTAAAAATACTGCCGGTTATGGTGAAGCTCAAAATGAGAATTTTGTGTGGTTACTTGAAAATTTTGCAAGAGCCGGAGCACCATCAAATGCAATTACTGGTCAATTATGGTATAATACAGAAACACAAAAAATGAGAGTTAATTACGGTACTGGTGTTTGGCATACATTAGGTATTAATGATGTAGTATCTACAATTAATCAAGTACAAGGATTAACACAGGGTGATCTATTTTGGGTTACTGATCAGCAACAATTATGGTGTAAAGGTGCAACTGAAAATGTGTTAATTGGTGGAAAACTTAATAACATTAGTACACAAATGAAGCAGTCGTCTGTGTTTTCAAATACAACTCCGCCGGTGCAATATAACATAATTGAAGCAGTTATTAATGGAGTAACAACATTTGTTATTAGTAGTGCAGCAGTTGCATTTACGTTAGCAACCAACGAACCTTTAAAAGTTGCAGGATGGTCTGATATAAATCCAGGTATTACTGTTAAAGGATATGAGTCAACTAATAAAACGTCTACTGATTATAAATTTTATGGATCTGCAACTAATTCGGATAGATTAGGCAGTGTAATAGCAGCAAATTATGTTACAAAGAGCGGTGCAGAATTTTCTGATATTGCAAGATTTTCTAATTCTGGTTTTGCAATTGGACCAGCACAAAATCAAATTTTATACATAACAAACGACTCAGATAGTGTACCTACTATAAAAAATGCAGCGTCAAGTACGATTCAATTTGTAACAAAGGTATCTGGTAACTTAGTGTATCCTGTAAAATTTGTAGGTAAAGACATCATGCCAGGTACGACTAATATTGATGGATCAAATCCAACTACTTGGTCAAATATTGGGTCAGGTAGTTACAAATTTAATGAAATGTATGCAAACTCATTTAAAGGTACTGCATCTAATGCTTCTGCAATGTTGCTTTCTTCTGTTTCGTATTTGTTATCTGAAACTGCTACTGCGCAAACTGTTGCAGCAAGAACAGCAAGTCCAACGGATCTAGGTGCAGGGTATACTCTTCCTGCAGGATCAATAATAGCAACACATGTGAAAGCTGATGCATTTACTGGTAATGCTAGTTCGTCAACTGGATTGTTATTTGATGCTGTTGTGCGGGTTCCTGCAGTTAACATACTGAGTGGCTCGACAGTAGTTGGTGGAACGGTAGTACTTAGA